CATTAGGCAATGATAGTTTCGGAACGGGTGGATCTCCTTCAACCATTGTTACTCTTACTGATACTACAGGCTTTAGTGCTTCAGGAAAAATTTTAGTAGATAGCGAACTTATTACCTATACAGGAATTACAGGTAATAACTTAACAGGAATTACTCGGGGAACGAATGGAACCCCTACCGCATCCCATAGTAATGGAGCAACGGTTTATGATGCAAGTACTTGGGTAGGATGGGGAAGTGCTAGTACCAGGGTTATCTTGACCAGACCAAGTATTAGTACCCCAACCATACCCATAAGTTTGTTTAACGGGACCAACAACATAATAGAATTTAACTGTAGTACTTCCACCAGTGGCTGTAGCCCCTGAAGAAGTATTAGTAATAGTAAAAGAAGTAGAACTAGGAACACTTTTAACTTCAAAAAGTTTATCTTCAAAATCTGCGTCTGTAAGTCCTGTTCCTCCAGGTAAGGTGACAGCGTCTAATAAAATAATATCCCCAGCTTCTGCTCCGTGGGTCGTGGATGTTGTAAGGGTAACCGTGGTTGTTCCATCAAAAGTAAAGGTAGCGGCCGCCTGTTCACGGGCAGTATCTAAAGGAGTGATATCATAAATTGCACCTTCAAAATAAATATAAAGACATTTATCAGTACCAATAGCGGCATACTTATTGCCTGCTAGATCAACCCAGGTGTGTTGATCACGGCCCGCTCCAACAAGGTAAGTACTGACAAGTTGTTCCCATCCTCCTATTTTTTCTGGATAACCGTATCTAAAACGGACATAATCAGCATTAACCCATTTTCCTTCGGCCCCTGTATCTGAGGATTGTTTATCTAATCCTGGTTTTAATGTAATTTTATGAAGCATATAACTCTCTTAAAGTGAAATATACTACATTTAACCTATAATCAACAGATTTAAAGCGAGCTTTTATCAAAAAAAATAGCTTGGTTTAAACGAAAATTATCGAAATAAATTATTTATTTTCATTTTTAAAATCAGCTGGTAAACCTAAAAAAGGTCTCTGGTCATACTTCCATTTATCTCCTTGAGTATCTGCATTATTATAATGTAGAAAAACCTGAGCACAATTTTCACCTTCAAATGGTTCTCTCCAATGCTCTAATATACAACCAGAATAAGCTAACATATCTCCCGAATTTAATTCTATTTTAATCCCTAGATTATCACTTGTAGCAGTAAATCCATTTTCGCCAGGTACACCTACATTTTTATTAGGTTCTAAGTATACCGACCAAGGGTCTCCTCCTAAATTTAAAGTAGTAGATATTTCACAACTAAATCTATCTTTATGTCTTTTAAGAACATCTCCTTTTTTATAAAGTCGTGCGTAAGAATACGTTGGTATTAAATCTAACTCTGTTTCTTTTTTCATTAAAGGCAGAAGTTTTTCTAACAAAGTTTCCATAGCAATATCTGCATAATGAGAATAAGTATTAGGTATCTGAGCGTCAGTCCATGTTCCAAATTCGGACCTGTAAGGGGAAAGATAATTAATATCAAATAAATACCTTGTAACTTTTCTTTTCATACAGAAATAACTATAAACAAAATCAGTTAATTCTTTTGATATTGCTGATCTAATTATTATATATTTTTTATCTTTAAAACTCATATGCTTCTTTTCTTCTTCCATTAAATCCCATTGTTATTCTATCCTCATTTTTATCGTATTTCTCTACTGCATGTCTATACTCCGAATTAAAAATTATTATCTTTCCTATTTCAGGTTTAATTGTTTTATTAAATTCTTTAAAATAAGTTCCAGGACCTACATCAGTTAAATATATAACACCACTTATATTAATATAAAAATTTGTTAAGTTAGTACAGTTGTGGTCATGTTCTACTACATAATCTCCTTTATTTAATATAGTTCCCCATGCTTGATAAATTTTATATTCAAATAATAAATCTTCTACTTTTTTAAAAATATTATTTTTATTACTAAAATATGACCAATCTGTCATTTTACCTTTAACATTTGTTTTATAAGAAAAATTAGAGTTAACATTTTTTTTAACTTCTTTTTTTAAATTTTCTATATAAGTAATATCATCAATTTTATAATTTTTAAAAAGCATTAGTTTTAAATGCTAATGCTATTCTAACGTTTCCTTTATCAGGAGCATGACCCATATGTTTTTTGGGAGCATCAAAAGCCACTAATCTATTTTGAATAAAATCTATTTTCTGTTCATCTTTAATCTCAAGATAACCGCAGTCTTTTAAAGATTTAGTTACCATATAAAGACAAGTTAAGTCTCCATCATCCCTGTGAAAAGACCCGTTCATATTTTCATGTTGTATGTTAATGTACATTCTTTCTAGTTTTAAATTAAGATTTAAAGTCCTTTTTAATTTAACAAACAAATAATTATTTAATGCATCGTTTGGGTTTAAAGTAGAATTATAGAAACAATTTTCTGTCTCATCCTCATTAGATCTATGACCGTAGTAATGGGGAAAATTGTATAAAAAATAATTTTCTAAATAATTAACTAAATCTTTATTTAACCAATTATCTATAATTAAAGTTTTCATTATTTAAAAGGTTTTCCACAACACCAAATAACTAAGCTATATTTTGTTCCTTTTGTTACAGGTTTAACCCTATGCCATACATAAGAGGGGAACACAACTACTGTTCCTTTTGATTTTCCATTATTAGGGGTGAGAATATTTTTTATTTTTTCTGGAGTGCTAGAATCAAATTCTAAATCTCCCCCTTCGTACTCTGTTTCATCCGATAAATTAATGGAAACAGATAACTTTCTAAGTTTACCTGTAAAATTACTCCCTGCTTTTTCTTCGTAAGGTTCAGTGCCCGCATCTTGATGCCAACCATAGTATTGATTTAATTTGTATTTAGTAAATTGACATGATTCCGACCAATCCCATTCAAAGTTCCATCCGGCCGATTTATTAGCTTGTTGAACATAAGGGTGTATTTCTTTATAAATCCATTGATCATTTAACCAAACAATATTTGAATCTCTTTTCTTTTTAAGATCCATTAGTTCTTTTTCAGTTAATTGATTTTCTTTTTTCTCACCTTGAGCTCCTGTTAAGGCAAGTTCTTCTTTTTTTGAATTACCATGTTTTATAATGTCATCACAAAGCTTACTTGGTAAAGCTTTATTAAAATACCAGAATATATTTTTAAAATTCACTTAATCTACTTTCAATAACTTGTATATAATATATTATTGAAAAGATATAGTTTTTAATTAAGTTGCTTAATTAATTGGAGACCACGATGTTCCATCCCACTGATACACTGAATCATCACCATGAAGTGATGTCCATTTTTGCAGGTCTTCATCCCACTTTGCCCATATATATTTGAAAGGCTTATTATTATAAGTATAATTACATTGTTCTTCTGTAGGTTTCTCTACAGGGGCTTTCCAATCATCATTTTCATCTAATGACCAAGAAGCATAAGAATTTGATGCTATAAATTTATTTTTAACTGAGTCATAAGTAAAACCTATACCACAGTATTGTTTTCTAAAATTGTTATTATAAGAAGTTTGTTTCCAAGTTCCTGGATGTCTAGCTGCAACAAAGTTTTCAGCTTCAATAGATAAATCTCCGCCATTAGCATTTACTTCATCATTAGAAAAAGTAATAACTTGTGTAACTATATTATTTTCATCTAATTTTGCAAAGTGTGCCATAATTAATTAACTCCAATTTCCTGCTTTTACAAAAGTATAAACTTCTTGCAGAGTCCAAATACCTGAACCACTAGCTAATCCACTTTCTTTAACAAGAACTGCTCCAGATCCACCAGTTCCTATTTGTCCTGGTGATGTGGGTTCGCCTGCAACATTTCCAGCTCCTCCTCCAGTATTATCTTGTCCATTTGCTACTGGGAATAGTCCAACAGAACCGCCTCCTCCTGCACCTGCAGGATCTCCATCAGCTAAACCAGCTGCTGCTGCAGAACCGCCTCCTGCAAAATAACCTCCATCTCCATATTGTGATCCAAAAGTTGGTCCATAATCTACACCAACTGCTCCAGCTCCTGATTGACTAGGAGTAGCATTTCCACCTGCTGCTCCTTTTCCTCCTCCTGCTCCCCTACAACCAAATTGAGGGGAAGGTCTAAATCCAGTTCCTCCAGCATTACCTTGACCAGCTGTACCAGCTCCTCCAGGATGACCAGATCCAGAGTCAGTATATCCACCACCTCCTCCGGAACCTCCAGGATGACCAGCATATCCCCAGCTTGTTCCATTTCCACCTCCAGTAGTAGTTATAGGACTAGCAGCACCAAATGTTGAAGGAGAACCATTTCCATCAGCACTATTAAGAACTCCAACTCCACCAGCTCCAATTGTTACAGGAACAGCACTACCGGGTAAAGGGTGTGCTGGTGTAAAAATAGCTCCACCTGCCCCTGATCCACAATTTCCTGAACCTGCTCCACCAGCAACAACTAAAACATCCCCTTGAGGAATGGTTGCAGTAAAACTTCCAGGTGCAGTGAATTGAGTTATTAGATCCCCAAAAAAGGGGTCGTTAGTAGGTCCAATTATTCCGCCATTTCCAGCCATAGTAATTTAACCTCCTATGCGTCTGTCAGTAATTCAAATGTGATTATAAGATCTAAATCTCCAGATGCACTTGCATTAGCTTGAAGGTTATCTCCTTCTCTTAAATAAATAGGAGTATCAGAAACTACTAGAGAAGCATCTGCTGGTACTGAAATTGTTTTTGCTAAATAAGTTGTTGCGTCTGCGCCAGTAACTGTTGTGTTTGGCATAGTTTGTATATTAGTCACAATTGCTACATCAACATCAGCTGCACTTGTTCCATCGACATTTGCCACCACGATTCTATTAATTTTTAAAACATAACCAGAATCAGGATCTATTAAATTAACCAGTCCACCTGTAGGTAGATTCCATCCTAATGTTCCAGCTGTGATTGCTGTTACATTTACTATATTTGGGTTTGCCATAATTTAATTCCTTTGTTGTTATTATCCGAAAATCATTGCCATTGCAATAGCTTTTCCTGTTGATATTCCAGCTGCCGCCGGAGTTACAAAACTCATTTCTCCTGAGCCGTCTGTTGATAATATTTGATCTGCTGATCCATCAGCAGATGGTAATGTATATAATGGTTGAGCCGCCACTGCTCCAGCCGCACTTCTAGTAGTTATCATTCCTGAACTACGAATATCCGTTCCATCATGATAACATAAAACACTGCCATATTTAGGAATAAGTATCCCTGTTGCTCCTGTGACTTTAAAAGTGATTGTGTTTCCAGCAGCTCGAGTTGTGCCATCTATAACTAAGAATGGTTTTAAAATATCAGCTGTTCCACCAGGAGATGATCCTGATCCAGCTTCATCAGCAATATCTAAAACTCTGTTTCCACCAGTTGATCCAGTAAGATGTATAATAAAAGCTCTACCATCATAAGTTCCAGTAGAGTTATCAGGTATAGTTAAAGTTCTATCCGCCGACATCGCGAACGTGATCCAACCAAGAGTATCCCTGAGATAATTTAAATTTAAATTAGTATTGGTTCCCCATGTACCGGCGTTTTCGCCAGTAGTCATTAAATTGAAACCCAATGAGTTATAATTTGATGCCATTTTTCTCCTATGCTACGTGATCTACATCTGTATAAGATGTATAACCTGTTATGTCAATATCAGTATATGATGTATTGCCCGTAATATCAATATCTTTATAAGCTAAAATACTTAAGTCACCAACTGAAACTGCAGCAGACAGCCCTGTCAAAGATACCGTCGTTAAAGTAGATATAGTTACGCTTCCTATTGAAGACGTAGCTGAAATCCCACTGACTGGTACTCCAATTCCTGTGACTACTGATCCAAGAGAAGAAGTTGCTGAAAGTCCAGTTGGTTGAACCAATGGATTTGAAGTAATATTAGGTGAGCCTACTGTCGAAGTAGCAGAAATTCCAGTTAGAGTAGTTGTATTACTTGAATCTATAGTTGGCGCTCCATCAGAAGAAGTCAATGAAAGTCCTGTAAGAGGTACACCAATTCCTGCAATGACAGATCCTACTGAAGAAGTAGCTGATACTCCTGTAAGAGCAAAAGAAACATCTGATCTACCAATCGGTGTTCCCACTGAAGAAGTTGCAGAAAGTCCTGTAAGTGGAACTCCTATTCCAATAACAGGTGCCCCTACACTTGTAGTTGCTGATACACCACTAGGTCGAACGGTTGCTTCAGTAATAGTTCCCCAACCATTTTCACCCCAAGTTAAAGTTCCCCAACCAGGATAAAAAGAAGCGGTTGCTGTTCCTAAAGAAGTTGTAGCTGATAAACCTGTAAGAGATACAGTGAGGCCTGATTCGCCCCAATTTTCAATTCCCCAATAATCACTTCCCCACCCTTGTTCAGGATAAGCGACTACAGTTCCAAGTGATGAAGCTGATGAAAGACCTGTTAATGTAACGGAGACAGTTTCAGATTCCCAAGAATTAGCTCCCCATGTATTAGTGCCCCAGGTAGCTGCCATAAGGAAGGCCTCCTTATGCTAGTTGTATGATCGCTGTTGATGCGCCTGCTGCTGGAAATTCAATAGTAAATGTGCCAGAAGTTACAGTTTTATCTCCACCGAAATTAATAGCGCAGATTGATCGATTAGTTGTAAATCCTGTAATAGCAGTAGTATTATAAAGTAATAATCCTCTAGCTGTAAAAGTAGCTGAAGTCCAACTTTCATTAGCAAAATCACAAACTGCTGTATCACTATCTAGAGTGACATCAATATTTGTTAAAGCACTTCCTCCGCTTGTATAACCGGAACCTGTTGTTGTAACTTCGTAAGTTGAAGTAGGATCAGCGCTCGGAGTAGTTGCTACTGTCCATTGAGTTGTTGATTTACTTAAGACTGCTGAGTTGCTTGAATAAAGAGCACATTTAATAGTATTTCCTGCCGCTGTACTTCCAGAGGCATTTAAACAATGTCCTCCCTGTAAAATTTCTTCTTTGAAACTGTTACAAATTTCCGATGCTATTGCCATAAAAATCTCCTATTATTGAGGCGGTGACTCGATTGGTATTCTTATTGTACCATCCGTGTAATCGTCTCGTCTTCTT